CAGATATGTTAATGAAGCGCCAGGGGCTAGAAGGGCTGTTAAAGGGTCAAACAAGCCCCAACGAAGGGTCTAATAAGCCCCAAACAGGTCCAAAGCTAGGGTTAGGAAGGGTTTAAACGGGTCGAACTCGTCTTTTATACCCATTCCTACCCCACCTACCACTTCCTATCCTTATTCTTTCTTAAAATGGAAACGGCTGAAAAGCTAAGGTTTGTAAACAATTCCACTGTTTACTATCTTAGTTAGAATCTTCTGACAGTCATAACATACCGTTACTTCATTGTTGAACTTATCAGTCTTAAGATGATCTTTAGACTGTAAACAAATATTGCACCTACGCTTCATCTTTATCCTCTTCGTTCTCTTTTCCTATTCTCCAAGCTATCTGGGATAAATCCTGATGTACACTATCAAACATATGCCAGGGTTGATTCTCTCCCCATAAATCAAAGTGTTTCTTTAGATGCATTTTAATCTCTGTAATATTACACATCACCTGGTAAACTTCATCTTCGTCAATCATCCTAATATCTCGTAAGACCCATCGTCTCTACGTTTCATGGTCCATACAAATTCTGGATCAATCCAGTATTGCCAATCATCAGTCTTTTGGAGTTCAAATACATCTCTTCTTATTGCTACCGCTACAGTTTGCCACTCTACTTCTAAACCTTTTTTAGGAAGAGAGTAAGAAGGATGGGGATGTTTAAGGAGGGTAAAGGTAAGAGACCACTTAGATCTCTTATTTTTACCGAAACCTGTGTCCCATTCTGATTCAAATTCTTCTGGGATGCTAGCGTTTACAAACTCACATTCCTCACCAGGTTCTAATTGCCTAAACCTGGGCGTGCCACCTAACTTAATATTCTTTTTAGTCATGCGTTTTACCTAGTTACCTAAAGAATATGCGATATAAGTGTTATCTGTAAGCCAATAGAGTTATATAATGGATTAAACATTAATTGGTTATGGTAGCAAGGCGTAGAACACGAAGGTCACGTAGGAAACGTAGCTTTTCAATAAATCTTTTAGAAACTGGCGCTGGGCTCGCTTTTTTGGATGCAGCTAATGCTGGTACAGCAGCTAAAGCATTCATTAAAGGTGATCTTCCAGGCGGTCTTAATGTATTGACAACCGCATTCAAAACAAACAAAAACGACTTCATAAAAATTGGAGTCGGTACCGTTGCAGCTAAGTTGATACTCGGCAGTATGGGCGGTTCTAAGATTCTAGGATCTATTGGTCCTTTGAAATTACGGGTTTAAATTATGGCATTTTATCGAACAAGGGAAGGTCAGGTAACTGCGGCTGATTCTTTCACAAATATTGGAGGTTTGTATGGCCAATCGACAACGGCCAGTGTGCAAGTACCTGCCGGATCAAGTTCCATTGTGGGCTTGATAGCTAGCGTCGCAACAGATGGTGCAAGCAATGCATCTACCACTTTCGCATGTCAGATCTCCGGAGACGGATTAAGTTCTGGTCAGGAGACCATGGTTTTCGCTGGTTGTGGTGTAGATGGTACGCCTGTATCTAATGGGCAGACTGTCTCTGCATTCAAACTGGATGTAAGCATTCCTGTGATAGCATCTAACCAGGTAAGCATTGCAGTAGCGATGTCTGGCGATACTGGAACCTGTGAAACTGCAATAACTTTAGTTTTCCAGTAGGTTAGCATGGTTCGAAATAGGACAGGTCTAGCTCCCTGGTCTCTTTCAAGAGAGGCAGGGATTGAGTCCGCAACAGTGGACGGTACAATAGAAGTACCACAATATGTACAACCTGTCCTGGATACTGGTTTCGTAGATGAAAAAGGAAATTGGAAAGGAGTCAAGAGTGATGATAAAAACTTTTTTGCTTTTCTAACTGATGTAGGAATAGCTAATGGTGCGACGATTCTGACGCCTAACGTTAATCCCGATGGTACATGGCCTTTAGATATGACAGGTTTTAGATCTATTTTTCTCGCAATTAAACCAACTAACGGCGGGGATTACTTCTATAGAGCAGTGATGGGACCAGATAGTGTGTCTTTTGCTAATCTAAGCCCTGTTAATTCAGCAAGTTTGTTAAAAGGATCCAATGCTCTACAAGGACAAGGTGATGACTTGAACAGTTTGTTTAACGATGCTGCCCAGGACACAACTGCAGATGTATGGAATATATTTTATATTCAAAATTCACTAGCAGGTCAAAAGCTGTTACAATTTCAAATCACTAATAACAGTGGTGGATCTTCTGATATTGAAACAGCATTTATGAGGCTGGTATAATGCCCAAGATGACCAGGGCAAAGATGGCCCGAATGATTATTGAAGCACAAAAGAAGATTGTTAAAGTTTACATGGCACATTATACGGTTAAAAATCCACAGTTGAAAGGTTACGGTTTTACACCTGTTACTTCTACAGATATGGCAGCACTGGAAAAAATATTTAAGCGGATGTTAGGCCGTCTCAAATAATGCCATTCTATTACAATCCTGTATCGGGTGAAGTATCAAAAGCAACAACAGCCGAAAAGGAAGCTGTGAACAGTTACAACAGACATGAAAATATCACAGCGTTATTGTCTAATGAAAAAGTCCCGTCTCTTATTGCTGGTGGTATTATTCTAGTATCTGCCCCAACGATCTTAAAACTTATATTTGAGGCCCTGGCTAAACAATTCCCTGACAAACCCGAATTTGATATTAGTGAGGCTGGAATTGCTGGAATTAATTATTTGACATTCACTAAGGATTTTGCCGAAGCTCTTTTTGATGTTACGGGAGCTGGTAAATTCGGACCAGGCGAAGGTTTTTTTGGAGGAGAAGCCGAAGACTTTTGGAGTAAGTACGTGAAAAAATGAATGCGGAGTTTAAATTAGGAGCTCTATTAATTATTCTTAAACTGGTGGGCGACATAGGCGTTTTACCTACGGAGGTTGGCCCACCTCCTCCACCTGTTGACGTTGAATACACAGACATTAAACCGATGTGTGGACCAGGTCAATATGCATACAAGCATCCCGATCTAAATATTTGGACCTGTCTACCAATACCTAAAGGGAGATAATGGTAATCACAGCCCTGGAACTATTAGCATATTTTATTGCCTGGTCATTATTCTATTTTGGAATAAGTCATTACATCGCCAAATTATCAAAAGATAAGTGGGTTGAGTGGGCAAAATCATCAGACAGTGACGAAGATTTATTATTAATTCTGGATCCTGTTGTAGATGAGATTGAGGATCGGATGCATGAAAAGCTTGAACATTTCCAAAAGTCTTTTTTTGGTTCACTTGGCGCAGCCAGTAAAAAAATTGACGAAGCCACCGGACAAAGTACAATCAAAGCGATAACCAGGGAAAACCCGATCATGGGGTTCATTGCAGATATGTTAATGAAGCGCCAGGGGCTAGAAGGGCTGTTAAAGGGTCAAACAAGCCCCAACGAAGGGTCTAATAAGCCCCAAACAGGTCCAAAGCTAGGGTTAGGAAGGGTTTAAACGGGTCGAACTCGTCTTTTATACCCAT